CCGTGGGACAACCTCGAATTGCATGATGTGGATAACATACCCGAATCAAGACGTGTAACAACGGTTTGGTTTGAACGGGACGCACAACTCGAAAATGAAATAAAAGAGCGTTACAAGTTGGCTAATAGCTATTATTTGGAGCGTTTGAGTGAATTATTAAACAAGTAAATCAATAAACAATGAGTAATTACGACAACACCAATACTGGTGCAATTTTCAAGAACGAGCAAAAGACTGGCTCGCAGCCCGATTATCGAGGCACAATCAATGTCGATGGAGTGGATAAGCAAATAGCGCTTTGGGTTAAAGATTCAAAAGCAGGTAAAAAATTCTTTAGCGCTAAGATTTCTGAGCCATACCAAAAAGACCAACAAGCACCGAGCGGAGGGCTTACAGTCGCGGACGTGGAAAACGATGATTTGCCTTTTTAAACAAAAACGGGGAGCGTAACAACTCCCCTTATTAAACTAACACAATGACCTTGCAAGAAGTGAGAGATGCGCTGGGTAAACCTAATTTAATAATTGAATAAAATGAAAAACAAAATAAATTCACAAACATTTGACGGAATTGGATTTGGAGTAGCCATAGTTTCAAATAGAACTAAATTCGTAGAATATCGTTACACCTTTTTTTTGGCGTTTGTATTTTGGCAAATTGAAATAAACTTTATTAAAGAAAAGAAACAATGAAAACAACACTATTAATTCTCTTAGCCATACTCGCATCGTGTTCGACAGCATGGCACTATGGCAAAATCAACAAGAAAGACCCGAACTTTTGGAGTCAGTTCAATGACACGATTCAGATACCGTTCAAGACGTATGACACCATTTACCAAGATGGCGACACGATAGCCATAATTGAGCGCATCGAGTACAGAGATACAATCATTCAGACGCGAACGATTAACCCAAAATCACGCTACGATTACAAGTCACAACGCGACCAACTTAGACACGAACTGAAATTGGAAAAGGAGCGCACAAAGCAACTGAAAGACGAGAACAAAACGCTGCGAACACAATCAAGAACAGAACGCACGGATATACGCCAAACGAACCGCACAGAACGAACCGAAACAAGGCAGTCAGGTAAAACATTTCTATTGTGTTTAATCTCGTTTGTAGTAGGCTGTTTGCTCGGCATGGCTTTTATGTTTAAATATAGAATAAATGTTTTGAGGTGGTTGAGAGGATTTTAGTACATTTGCCATGTGAACAAGGAAACAATCGACATTTTTTTTACCGTGAATGATTCAGAAATTGAATCCATAATCGCGGCTAATATGTCGAAGTGCAAGAGCCCAAACCGCGAAAGCATAAAAACAGACTTGTATTTAATCTGCATTGAAAAAAAACATATCATAAAAGACCTGAGCCTTAGCTGGATTAAGCATTTAGCAAACACAGAATATCGTTGGAAAAACAGTCAGTCGAATAAAATAAATACTATATTTGCAAATGAACACGAACTGAGCGCAGACATCGAGAGTGATGAATACTGCGAAGATGAACAAAATTTAGAATTTTCACTGGCGAAATACTTACTACAAGCCAAGCCATCTGAGAAACTATTTTTCGATTTATACGTTAACAAAGGGATACGGACAGTGCGAGGTGTGGCAAAGTATTTGAATATATCACACCGTAGCGCATGGACTATTATAAACGATTTCAAAACTAAAATTAAGAATTATGAGCGGTAAAGACAAATTAAAAAAAGGCACACAAGTTGCACCACAAGTTGAAGTGAAGGAAGCGCCAAAGGCAAAGCCAGCACCAAAGAACAAAACTAAATAAAATGAAAAGACTAATTTTAATCGCGGGACTATTTGCGCTCGCATCCTGCAAAAAAGAAACACCATCAACTCCAATGTGTCAATGTAGAGAGGTTACGTTTATACAAGGCAATCAAGGCTATTGGACCGAGCAAAGCAGCACAGCCAAATCAAGCATGGATTGTGGCTTAAATGGAACGGTAACGCAGACATGGAATGTTCAGCAGCCTGCATGGGTTGTTTACTACAAGAAACAAATCGTTTGTGAGTGATATAGGATGTATTGTTTCCAATGCTTTTGCACGTTGTATTATTGAAGATTCACGTGGTGTTTTCTTAGATAAAAATAACATCGGTTGGAGAATTGTAGATGGAGAATGGATAGGCAAAAGAACTGTTTGGACTTATGATTTCAGAGCGTGTTGGTTAGAGCAAACAACACGTGAAAACATCAAGTCTTGGTGGTGTGGGAAGGATTCGGATTATAACGAAATATTCAAAAACAATGGGAAGGCATAAATACATCAAAACACTTCGGTAATGAATATCGAAACAGTTAAAATATCAACGGTAAAATCAAACCCAAACAATCCGAGAGTAATCAAAGATGACAAGTTTGATAAGTTAGTGCAGTCGATTAAAGACTTCCCTCAGATGCTCGAAATACGTCCGATTGTAGTCAATGATGACATGATTGTTTTAGGCGGAAATATGCGCTTAAAAGCGTGCAAGGAAGCAGGACTTAAAGAAGTGCCAATCATCAAAGCGTCAGACCTTACCGAAGAGCAGCAGAGAGAGTTTATCATTAAAGATAACGTTGGGTTCGGTGAGTGGGACTGGGAGCAGTTGAAAGAATGGGATGGCGAAGAGTTGGAAGCGTGGGGATTGGATGTGCCTGAGTTTGAGGCAGACCAGTTTTTAGAAGACGAACAAAATGATTTATCAAGTAATATTGAAAATCTTTATAGAATTGAAGTTATTTGTAAAGATGAGGAGCATCAAGAAAACACATATAATAAATTAATTGAACAAGGACACGAATGCCGACTTTTGACATTATAAAAGAAGTTAAGCCAAAGCAAACATTTAGAGTTGCTTCTGTGATTGGTAAATTTGATTTACAATCTGAAAATGTTATTGAACAATTCAAAGGAGAAATTACGCTCCCTGAAAAATGGCAAATAGGTTTGATTGTAGGTAAAAGCGGAACAGGAAAAACAACAATAGCTACACAGTTATTTGAAAACGCTTACATCACTTCATATAATTATTCAGCAGAAACAGTTTTGGATGATATGCCAAAAGAGTGTAGTGTTGAACAAATAACATCGGCATTTAATTCAGTTGGTTTTTCAAGTCCTCCAAGTTGGTTAAAACCTTATTCAGTTTTATCTAACGGTCAAAAAATGCGAGTTGATTTAGCACGTGCAATTTTAGAAGAACAAAAATTTTTTGTATTTGATGAATTTACAAGTGTAGTGGATAGAAATGTTGCACAAATAGGCTCTTTTGCTATGCAAAAAGCAATAAGGAAAACAGATAAACAATTTATTGCAGTCACTTGTCATTTTGATGTACAAGATTGGCTCTTACCTGATTGGATTTTTAATACAGATACAATGACCTTTCAAAGTTTTGAGGGTCAAAAAAAAAATAGACCAGAAATTAAATTTGAAATATACCAAACAAGAGATAAGTCAATTTGGAAAATGTTTGCTAAGCACCATTATTTAAGTCATACACATAACAACACTGCAAATGTATTTATAGCGACAGTTAATGATGATATAGCAGGTTTTTTAAGTGTATTGCATTTTCCACATCCTAAAGTTAAGAATTTAAAAAAAGTTCATCGATTAGTTATCTTACCTGATTATCAAGGAGCAGGAATAGGGTTAAAATTATTGAATGAAGTAGGTACAGTTTACAAAAAAGATAAATGGAGATTTAATATAGCTACATCAGCACCAAGTTTAATAAACGCTTTAAAAAAATCAAATGAATGGACGTGTACACATTATGGAAGAAATACTCTACATAAAGGAGATGTAAAACGTAATGTTGGAAATTTAACAAGTGGCTCTGAAAACAGAATTACAGCATCTTTTGAATTAAAAAACAGGGATTAAACAGGGAAATTATGCCAGAAACTCCAGAACATAGTAAATTCAAAAAAGGTCAGTCAGGAAACCCAAACGGGCGCCCTAAGAAAATTGAAACCGTGCTGGCGGATTACTTTTTTTCTGAGCATAATTTGAAGTTGAGCAAGACGCAAACGCAGGATATTATTCAAGTGATATTAGGCAAGACAAAAAAGGAGTTGATGGATTTGGCAGCGAATGATGAGTTACCTTTTTGGGTTGCTTTGATTGCCAAGAAAGCTAAACGTGATTTTGAGAAGGGCAGCATACATATTCTCGATGTGTTATTCGATAGAGTGTATGGTAAGCCAAAAGAAGAGATTAGCCAAACGGTGCACAATGTAGAGATATTCAAAGGGCTTGAGATAGATGTTAAAGAAGACAACTAATTAAAACTAAAAAAAATGAAAAAAGAAGCAGCCGTTTATATCATGGCAAAATTAGCCACCGAAATAGGAATGAAATCTTTTAACGATGTTGTTCAAGAAGTAGTCGAAATGGATAACCAAATTCAAGATGAAAAGAGTGAGCAAACAATATTAGAGCGTGCCGTGATGTATATGAGATTAAATCAAGAGGCATTAGAAACAGCTAACCAACTCCCTTAATGTGTTAAAGAAGACAACAGCGCAGGATAAGATAGCAGCACTTCGCAAACGTGTTCGCATTGTTCAGGGCGGTTCAAGTTCGAGCAAAACGTTCACTATTATACCGTTTCTAATTGACTACGCAAACAAGAACACTGGCAAAGAGATTAGCATAGTATCTGAAAGCATACCACATTTAAGGCGTGGCGCGATGCGCGACTTCGTTAAGATAATGGAGTGGGTGGGCTTGATGGATTATTCAGCATGGAATAAATCTACTTTGACCTACTACTTTCCAAACGGTTCATTCATTGAGTTCTTTTCAGGCGACCAACCTGATAAGATGCGAGGTGCAAGGCGTGATGTGTTATTTGTGAATGAGGCTAATAACATAGGATGGGAAACGTACTACCAATTAGCCATACGAACAAGGGAGTTTATTTACATTGACTTTAATCCAACTGCTGAATTTTGGGCGCATACTGAGTTACAGAACCAGCCCGATGTTGACTTCATAATCCTTACCTACCGTGATAACGAAGCCTTAGAAGCGTCAATCATAAACGAGTTTAAGAAAGCAG